TCTTTCCTTTTTACCCCCAAATCAGACTGAGCGCGTTCCTTCGCCGTTTAAGCAACCGGACTAAGATCCGTTCGATGTCTAAAGAAACCGATCGAAGCCTGACAACACCTAGTAGTACGAGCGAACTGCTATTAGGACAAACAAAACCAAGACTTCACACACCCTTTACAGATGATCTACCTACTAAAGGTCAAGAGTTAATAGATTTTGCTAATAGTTTGGATATGCCGTTAATGCCTTGGCAAGAATTAGTAGCAACTGAGGCACATCGGATTAAACCTGACGGCAGGTGGGCTAATAGCCAGGTGGTTGCGCTGGTATCTAGGCAAAACGGCAAGTCGCACCTAATGAGATTACGCATAGCTCTTGGTTTGACCGAGTGGGGCGAGAAGTTGCAGATCCTCTCAGCTCATAAACTGGCAGTATCGCTAGAACACTTTAACCAGGTAGTAGAACTCTTTGAAAATTACGATCACTTAGCCAAACAAGTAAAGAAGCTACGTCGAGCTAATGGGCAAGAGGAAATACAGATGTTATCGGGTGCAAGGTTTAAGGTGGTAGCTAATAACTCAGCTGGTCGAGGTTACGCTGGCGCCGAAACAATTTATCTGGACGAATTGCGAGAGCATAAAGACTATGCCGCTTGGTCTGCAATCACTAAGACTCAACTAGCTGCTACTAACCCAATGCTTATGGGATTTAGTAACGCTGGAGACTCAACTTCGATCGTGCTAAACCAATTACGCGAACGTGGTATGGCAACTATGGCAGGTGCTAAAGACTCGTTGCTTTGGCTAGAATGGTCTGCTCCTATGGGGTGCAGTCTTGACGATATGACAGCTTGGCAATCTGCTAATCCTGCCTTAGGACGCACAATTCACATAGATAACTTAATGGCTACAAAGAACGAACCCGAAGCGGTTGTGCGTACTGAGTGCCTATGCCAGTTTGTTGAAACTTTGCAATCACCTTGGTCGCCTGTTGCTTGGTCTAGTTGCGCTGACCTAGATCTAAACCTAGAGCCAGGCACACAGACATACTTTGCCTTTGACGTAACCCCTAGACGTAACCACGCAGCTCTAGTTGCAGCTCAGGTCTTACCTAATGGCAAGATAGCAGTCGGATTGGTGCAAGAGTGGAAGTCAGAGACGGCTATTGACGATCTTGAAATGGCTAATGGGGTTGCTGAGTGGTGTCGTATGTATGACGTGACCGAGATCCAGTTTAGTAAGAACACAGGTAGCGCAGTTGCTAGTCGGCTTAATGCTGCTGGCATATTGGCTAAGGCTATTGACGGTAGAGACTTTGCTTTGGCTTGCGATCAGTTACTTAATGCTATGGAAGCAGGCAGAATTACCCACGGTGACCAGCAAATACTAAATCGTCATATTGCTGCTAGTGCCAGGATCAACTTTGCTGACGGTGGCTGGATAATTGGTAGGCGAGCTAGTAATGAAAACGTCACAGCTGCCGTTGCTACTGCTATGGTCGTTTCAGTTGCGACACGCCAGTATTCTGATGTAGATATTATTGTGGTGTAATCGCTTTCAGTATGTTACAATCTCTTACAATGGGATTTTTTGACGCCTTAAAGGCAACACAAACTATGTCACATATTGACAGTCAATCAACTGCCGATCTAGTGGCAGCTCTCGCGCCTGCAAATCTAATACAGCAGGCAGTATTTAATTACGGACTAGCTCCGACTATTAGTCGTGATCTTGCAGTCCAAGTACCCGCAGTTGCTAGAGCCAAAAACATAATTGCTGGAACTATTAGCAGTATTCCACTAGAAGTACGATCACGCATAGACGGATCTGTACTAATGCCACCTAAAGTTATTAACCAGCCTGACCCTAGAGTGCCTGGACAAACAATTTACCGACTATTAGTTGAGGATTTAATTTTTTACGGCGTGGCTTATGGACAAGTGCTAGAAGTTTACGAGGAATATCCAAACCGCATTAAAGCCTGGACTCGCATAGATCCAATTAGAGTAGTGCCTGAATTAAATGCACAAGGTACAGAGATCGTCGCATACGATTTAGATTTAGTTGGCAAGTTACCTACTCAAGGTGTTGGATCATTAGTAGTATTTAGTGGCGACGAAGGCATACTAACTCGCGGTGGTCGCACAATTAAGACAGCCCTAGAATTAGAAAAGGCTGCATACAATTTTGCACTAGAGCCGACACCTACTATTGCACTTAAATCAACTGGCGCTAATTTACCAGCTGAGCGCATTAGCAAGTTGCTAGAAGCCTGGAAACAATCACGTCAAACACGCGGAACAGCCTTTCTTAATGCCGATATTGAGATGACGTCAGTCGGCTTTGATCCTAAGTCTTTGCAACTTACCGAAGCACGTCAATACCTTGCAACTGAGATTGCTAGACTTATGAACATACCTGCCTGGTACGTTTCAGCAGATACTAACTCAATGACTTACTCAAACGTAACGTCAGAACGTAGGGCTTTAGTTGATTTTAGCCTTCGCCCAATACTTACACAGATAGAACAACGTTTAGATCAGCCAGACTTTACGCCACAAACGCAAACAGTCAGATATGCGCTTGATGACTTCTTGCGTGGTAATCCACTAGAGCGCGCCCAAGTCTATGAGGTACTAAACCGCATAGGTGTCTTATCAGTAGATGAAATACGCAGAGCAGAGGACTTAGTATTATGAAATTGACAATGCCAGTAGCAGTTACAGCTGCCGATAGCGACTCACGCACAATATCAGGCACGATCGTTACCTGGAACGAGGAAGGCAACACGTCAGCAGGACGCACAAAGTTTGCTGCTAACTCGATAGCCTTAAAAAACGTTAAACTATTTTTAGAACACGATCGCTCACGCCCAATCGGTAAAGTAATGGAATACAACGAAACCGAAACAGGTATTGACGCAGTATTTAAGATCGGAAAGACTAGCGCCGGATCTGACGCGTTAGTAGAAGCAGCCGAAGGATTACGCGACGGTTTTAGTGTCGGTATTGACGTAGATAAATGGTCTGCCAAAGACGGTGTAATGGTAATTACTGCTAGTACCTTGGTAGAGGTATCACTTGTCGAAAGCCCTGCAATCGACAGCGCAAGAGTTTCTGAGATAAATGCCTCAGATGATCCAAACACAGAAAACAAGGAAGGGTCAGAAATGATCGATACTCCAGAAGTTGCCGCTGATACTGAGGTATCGGTTGAGGCAGCAGCAGAAGTTAAGGCAGCAGCACCTAGCTCGCAGCCATTAACTTACACCCGCCCACGCTCTCCAATCGTGGACAAAGCTACATACTTGGAACACTCAGTACGCGCAAAGTTGGGTAACGAGGATTCTCGCCAATTCGTAGCGTTCGCTGATGACACAACAAGCAATAACGCTGGTTTAATCCCAACACGTCAGCTAACAGAAATTATTAACCCTCTGTCAAACGCTGATCGCAGCACCATTGACGCAATCTCTCGTGGCGTACTACCTGACGCAGGTATGAGCTTTGAGATTCCAAAGATTACAGCAGTACCAACTGTTGGTGACGTAAACGAAGCACAGCCAATTACCGAAACAGGTATGACAAACAGCTTCTTAACTGTAAACGTAAACAAGTATGCAGGTGGACAGACTTTCTCAGTAGAATTACTAGATCGCTCAAACCCAGTATTCTTTACTGAGCTAGTACGTCAAATGGAGTTTGCATATGCACAAGCAACAGATCAGTTTGTTGCTGGACAACTTCTTGCTAATGGTCAAGCAGCTGCAACAGCACAAGCAAACACCGCTGCTGGTCTAGTTGGTTTCGTATCACAGGCAGCAGCCGAGGTCTACAAAGATTCTCTAGGCTTTGCTCGCAACATTATTGTTACACCTGAACAATGGTCTAACATTATGAGCTACAACGACGCAGGACGCCCAATCTACACAGCTTCACAGCCACAAAACGCTGCAGGTGTTGCTTCTCCACAGAGTTTGCGTGGAGTGGTACAGGGTCTTGATCTTTACGTATCTCGCGCTTTGGGATCAGCACCACTAATTGCTGCTCACCCTTCATTACCATTAGGTGACGGATCAATGATCGTCGTAAACCCAGACGCTTACACTTGGTACGAGTCACCACGCGTTCGCCTACAAACAAACGTAGCGCTAAACGGACAAATTGAAGTTGCATATTACGGATATGGCGCACTAGCAGTCAAAATTGCTGATGGCGCTTGCTACTACAACTTCACCTGATAAGTAACACAAACTAGATCGAGGGGTGGGCGTGTTCTCCCGAGCGCTCACCTCTCATTAAAGGAGTAGATATGCCTTCAATAATCACAGCCACACAGCTGCGATCTGTTCTTGGCGTATCCTCATCACTTTACAACGACGCATATTTAGATCAAATAATTGATACAGCCGAGGCAGTTATTTTGCCTATGCTAGAAAAATATGCTTCCCCAATCGGGAGTACCAAACTTCAAGACAACGTAGCAATCTTTACTACTCTTGGCGAAAACGTATTTAGCGCTGGCCAAACAGTAGTTATTACAGGTTGTGGCACACCTTACAATGGAACTCGCACAATCCTTGACGATGATAACTTAGATGAATATCAGTTTGCTGCTGCAATTACAAACGCTGATATTAACGAGCGAAACGTTATTCCAAGTGGTCTAGCCACCCTATCGGGAGCCTCTACTTATGTCGGAAACGACGCAATCGAGTCCGCAGTTTATGTAGTAAGCGTTGAAGTATTTCAATCACGTACCGCAGCTGGTGGGCAGATAGAGGGCGTGGATTTTGCACCAACTCCGTACCGTATGGGCAGAAGCCTCGTTAATCGTGTCCAGGCTCTACTTGCGCCGTTCATTGATGTCGAGTCGCTATGCCAATAAGTGCTACTCGTACTGCTCTAGAAACAGCTTTAAGCGGTATTGCCGCTAACGTTTACAATTCTGTGCCCGAGTCGGTAATACCACCTGCAATAGTTATCGTGCCTGACTCGCCATACATTGAGTTTGACATTATTGGTAAATCTACAATTAGGTGCAAATTAAACTTTACTATTACCGTTGCAGTTGGTTATTACAGCAACGAAGCAGCGCTAGACAATCTCGAAACGTTGCTATTATCAGTTTTAGCGGCTCTGCCTGCTAATTATGTAGTTGGGGCAGTAGATCGCCCGTCAATTACTCAAGTCGGTGCAAGTGACTTACTGGTCGCTGACTTTAACGTATCAACCTACTACACAAACTAAGGAAAACTATGAGTACAACCGTAGTTACGGGCAGAGATGTCACAGTGTCTTTCACTAATGACGCAGGCGTGTCAATCGATACCCAAGCAACAACAGCAGTATTAACCAAAACAGTAGATCGTCAGACCTACCAAACTTTAGACGGAGAAGCCTACAAAACTACAAACGTAGAAGGCACTTTTGCATTAGAGATCCTAGCCGACTGGGGCAAGACCAACAGCATATGTGAATATGTATGGGGGTTGCTTGATACTGCACCTGATACACCACGCGCAATTAGCTTTACCAGTGCAACTGGCGCTACCTTTGCGTTTAACGTATTGCTAGATTATCCAACAGCAGGCGGTACCGCACCTGACGCACAGACAGTAAGTTTTAACTGGAAAGTTGAAAAGGGCGCAGTAACAGAAACCTTTAGCTAAACCAAACAATCGGGAGAACAAATGAAACTAAATATCAAGATAACTACAAACGCAGGTGACCAGGCTACTTACACAGCCCAACCGCCTGAGTGGCGCAAGTGGGAATTAGAAACTGGTCAAAAGATTAGTAAAGATCCTTCACTAGGTATTAGCGATCTTATGTTTTTGGCTTATCACGCTATGAAGCGAGAAAATCCAAATAAAGCACAGGTCAGCCTGGATAACTGGTGTAACTTGGTTGCAGATATCGAGATAGAGGAAACAGCAATAAACCCCACCCAAGCGGTAGCCTCAGCCGACTAATAGTCGAACTAGCTATCGCAACACAGATCCCTATGCAGTATTGGGATACAGCTGAGGATATTGCAACGGCACTAGAGATACTTAAGGAGCGTAATGGCAGACGTTAAAGTCGAGTATGACAAAGCCGATCTACGTCAAATCCTTAAATCCTTTAAGGCTATGGACGAGGAAGCAGTAGAGCAATCTAAAAAACTTTCTGCTGAGTTGGCTGAATATGCTGCTGATCAAATTAAATCTGCTGCTAGACGCAATAATAAATATCCTAAAGGATCTATTAAAGTTGCTGACGGTGTTCGTATTGCTAAGTCCAGCAAGATTGGTGA